ATACCCCGTCAAGTTTTGATCTTACAAAACACGACAGCATCTGGCACCATAGAGTTCACAATTGAGCTCATTGGACATGCTGAGTATGCTGGGGGTAACGTTGTAGCAATGCAAACTCCATCACCCGTTCATTTACAAGATCTTCACACTGTTAAAAGTGCCGTGTTGCAGTCAAAAGCAACTCATGGTCAAGATCCGGATAAACATCCTAGTCATCACGCTCATGATATTCTAGGTCATATGTTGCAAGCAGGGTCGCAATTGATGGGGATGGCCGGACATGAGGCATTAAACTATGTCAGCAAACCAAGTAACGTCGCACGACTAGGAGCAGCTCTCGGGGCCATGATGGTATGAGGTTGTGGGAGAACAGCAGTTCTCCCCTCTTGTTACCATGGTTGGCGTGAAGTCGAAGTAGTTAGTTTGTACATAATCAATGGAGTGAGTTTATTAGATATTGTAAATATTGTATATAAAGTTACGCAAATTAATGGTAACAATGGGGAGTGGACCAATGGGGATGATTTAGACAATTTTATTCAACTCCAAAGAATGAGGGAAAAGATGGAGGAGGGCCTTGGACGAACGGATGCGCGCGCTGGAAAGCGAGTTGATGAAGTTGGAAAAAACAGGCAAGGCAAAATTCCAATGTTTAATTTTCGTGTGAATGATGCCAAGGCGAATAAACGCAATGCAGCTGATCGAATATATGGCAGGAGTAGACAACGAGCGCAAGAAGCGCTTGTGAATGAAGCTCCTGAACAATGTTTTCATGTTATGGAACAAGGTCATTTGCAATTGGGTTATGTGTTTGGGAGAGGGTTTTATCCTGAAGCATTGTATGAAGTCAAGATTAGCCCACCATCAGGAATTGTTTTGGACAACGTTTTGGAAAGCGGTCCAGGATGGGTTAAATGCGGACCGAAAGGCACCCGCAAGATCGTTGAACCTGCATGGGTTGAGCGAAAATTGGCTGCTTATTATTCACCTGATGGGGTTTGCCACAGAGAGGAAAACCACATCGTTTTGCGTGCTTTGGTCGCAGCACATGGTAGCAAATTGAGGTCCACAACTTTATCTGACAACACATTAGCTACTTTGGGAGCAAGTGTTGTCAGGGAGATTAGTGGATTAGACCAGACAGTAGTGCACAAGTTTTTATTGTGGGTTATTGATCATATTACGTGGAATGCTTCTAACCAATATGCCGGAATGATGGGTTTGAACGGAAGGGTGAATGGGAATCGGTTTGCAGCTTTGGATGTCGATGAAGATGAGCATCACGTCTCATTGGAGACCGGAAAAGCTATGGAAGTCCCTTCAATTCCGTGTCCCGTGCGTCCGGTATATGAGCTGGACCCTTCTATTATCATTCAGGGTGATTTTGTGGAAGTGCTTGATGACAAAGGGAACATACACAAAGAGTTCGAAGTAGTTGAGCGCGTCCATCGACATTGGTATATGACTAGGATGTGTTCACTAGAGGGC